AAAGGCGATGATAAAACAGGTGGTAGCTGCGAGTAAACAGGGAACCATAAGTACACCAAAGTGTCCGATGTACAAGCGGTTGTTAGTGCTAGTTACCCAGCCAAGATACCTTTCCCATAGATTATTATTCTGTTTTTGTAAAGCAATTGAAGCGGTCATGTAAGTAATAGTTCATAGTTTCATAAGCAATTAAGTAAGACCATTTTTAAGACTTGGCTGTCAATAGCTATGGAGGGAATTGCACCCTCCTTATTCTATTTAGCTAAGGCGTGTCACTGTTGTGTAATCAACGCCACGGTTATACAAACCAATGCGTACTGCAGTACCTAGACTGATGTCTAGTTGCCGTCCACCAATGAATGGTCCACGGTCATTAATGCGTACAGTTTCACAACCCTTGTAGCAAACCTTAAGTGTGGTACCAAAGGGTAGTGTTTTATGTGCAGCCGTTGCTGCGTTCTGATTAAAGATCTCTCCGTTAGCTGTCAAGTTACCGTTAAAACCTGGTCCGTAAAAGCTTGTTAGGAGAGCTACTGCTGTCCCGAGAACCATTACCAGACTCCAGGGATAACTTGTCCTGTCACCGCGTAAGCACCGAGTGCTGCGATGACTCCCATCATTGCGAAGCGTCCATTAAGACGCTCAGCCTTTTCGTTGTGTGTTTCGTTCACTTCCATAATTTCCATAGGGGGTTCAATTGCGTAGATGTTTGTACGTCCACCGTCTTCTGTTACTGTTGTCATTTAAAAATCTAAGTTTGATCGTTCAAGTTTCTGTGCAATCTGTGCACGATAAGCTGGGTCAGTGTCATACCTATCATCAGACATTGCACGTACTACTTCAGCTTGTGACCTGAATGCATCCACTGTTTGTGGTGCACCACGTCCTGTAATTAGCGGAGCTTCCATACCATTAGCATCGTTGTATCTTGCGTTAAGTGCCTGCACTGCAAAGTACATTGCATCAGGATCACCGTTATTCATTACTGAGTTATATCGATTGATATCACCTTCGTCATAATTAGACTTAGCCCAGTTGACTAGGTTCTCATATGATTGATTACCACCAACCATTTCACGTAGACTTTGAGCACCTGCTTCATCAATCTTGGGACCGTCAGGAGCCTGACTACCACGATAGTCAAGATACATCTTTGCTAGTTCACCTGGGTTCATACCCTTCAGTCGTTCTAGAGTCTCCTTACTGAACTGTTCTCCTTGTGCTTCTTCCCATAAGGTATCTGCAAAGTTATCACTTGGTTCTTCAGGTGCCTCCTCTTCTACGACTTCAGGTTCTGGCTCCTCTTCTTTAGGTTGACCTAGTTTAGTTTGTAGTTCAAGGTATGCTTTCTCTAAATCTTCAGCGTCTTTAAACTTACCAGCTAGGAGTGCTTCTTCTTGTTGTGCTAGTTGTTCACCAACAGCAATGTCTGCTTGCTCCTGTTCTGTAAATTCTTCTGCTTGTGGTTCGTCAGGGTTATACGTTAGTGTTGCCATAAGTAATTACTTCTAAATTTCCAAGTCCCACCTTTGTTACATAAGCTGTTTCACGGCCAAGGGTGGGAGTGCCGATCTTTTCTTTTGGTGCGTACTTGTTAGTTTCTGCAGCGGGGCCGACGTTAGGAAGCTTCTCCCGTTTGGGCATTTCCTTGTGTTGTTTGGGCTGCCGCTTCTTGTTGTTTGATGGCTCTGTCATTTTCTGAATCGATTCCTTTTTGTTCTACTTGAGCAAACTGACCTGCTTGTTTGGTCATCTCAAGTTGTTGTTCTTGTTGCATTTGTTGTTGTTGTTGAGCCTGCATTTCTTGCATTGACTTAACAAGATTCAATACATCAATACCTTGTGAAGCTGCTAATCGTTTGATATATTCTTCTGGATTAATAAAAGTCTGGGTTGCTTCTGGACCCATGGTCTGACTGATGGTTGTGATAAATGTAACCAGAGCTTCTCTATCTTGTCCTCTACCCAGTGCATTAATACCAGCAACAATAGTAGGCTTAACGAGATCTTTAGGTAGCTTAGGTATCTGTCCATTCTTCTGAGCCTCTGAGAGTTTACGATTCAAATAAGGAATCAAGAACTCAACAGTCAGCAGAGAATAGATACCTCCTAGTTGTGCATCTAATTCCATCTGTGTCATACGTACTTCTTCAGCAGTAGTGCGTTCTGAATTACGTACGCTCATGATTAGGAATGCATCAGACAATCTCTTCTCTAGACCCATAGCCATTTGATATGCAGTACTGAAGTCAGCTGTCTTACCAACTTGTTCAACACCAATGTCATCAGGTCTTCCTTGAATGATTGCACCGTTGCCTGCTTGGGCCAGGGACTGTGGCTTAGTTGTAGCTGAGGGTGATACAGTAAAGATAACTTTAGCGGCTGCTGCAGAGCCTTCTACGAGTGCCTGAGAGAGTCCTTCAAGTGACTTAAGATCACCAATAAACTCTTCACATCTACCTCGTCCATATACCTCACCATCTACAGTGTTAAATCGTAAGGCAATCCATGGATTAGTTTCCAGTGGTGCTTTACTAAATGATTTCTCAATGACTACGTTTTCGACTTCTTGATACCAGACCATCCTATTGTTCTCACGTTTAACATGAGTATAGATGTCTACTTCTTCGCTACTTGAGTCATAGTCATTTGATACAGCGTTAGGTTTCTCTTCAGGTAGATACTTTGCTACTAGCTGACGATTAATCCTTTCACGTGTGACGATTTCAATTACGTTGCCGTTACCGTCTCGGTCTACTACATAACGATTGAGTGGGTAGAGTTTTAACCCTTCCTTACCCATGAACAGTAGTGCATTACCACTGACTACCAAATGCTTAAGTGCTTGATGAACAGTGACACGATCATGACTAGCTGCAACAGCTTCCATGATAGTCCGTTCAATCTTTGCAAAGCTTAAGTCTAATTCACCTTTGATTTCTGGACTCATCTCTCCCATCTTTGAGAGTTCTGATTCATCCACTTGTAGTTTAAAGAAACTAGTTTGTGGAGGGATAAGAGCAAGCATCAATTTAGAAGCCAGAGTTACTACACCCTTAGCTCCTACTGATTGCCAAGGAGTGATGAGTGTTTCCATACTCTTGGTGTATTCCATGTCATCACGGACCAGGTAAGGCAGTGTTAAGTCAGCACACCGTCGCGCCATATTTAGAAACGCGGTTCTATCACCTTGTAATTTATCGTACCTTTCTTTTGCGTGCATTAGATGTTAAGACCTCCGATAGTTAATGGTGAAGCAGATGAATTACCGAAGCTTTTCCGATTGAATTGTGATGTACCTGCAGAGTTACGTCCGTACCTAGAACCTTTAGAACGTTTAGGTCTGACACCACTAGCATTACCACCCTTACCTACCATTGCAGGAGCGATGTTCATCTTCCCTACAGGACCACCAGCACCAGGTAAAGATGTGAGATCCAATGGTGCTTCTGCTTCTGCTAAGCCTGCTACCTGGTCATAGATACCACCCTTACCTTTCCTCTGATCCTCATTCAAGGTGTCCTGCTTATTACTATCAAAGTATGCAAGTAGATCAGTAGCAGAGATACCAGCAGCAAGGTTACCTTCTAGGTCAGCATGACCAAATCTCTTCTTACCAACCTCAGGATCCTGTCCATAAGCTTGGTTGAAGAATTCAGTAGTAACCTTACCAGTCTTCTTGACTTGGTTAGCAATAGCCATAGCATCATAACCACTGTAGTCATACTGAGGTACCTGTTCACCTTCCGGTGTACCGTAGACACCAGTACCAGGGTTATAGTTATTAGTAGGCTCACTTGTATAACCAGGGTCACCCGGCTTCAATGCTTTAGGTTCTGATGAACCTCCTGAGCTTTCTTCTTCTTGATTCTTACCACCACCTAGGTAGTTCTTATTAAAGTAATCATACAACTGACTAATATCATTAATACTATTGATGTTGATACCTAGTTCATCACCAATAGCACGCCAGTTTTTATTGTTCTTATAGTAGTTAGTATCTAGATAGTTAGAGTATCCTGTCTGCCTAAGGGCACGTCCGTCACCAGCTCCGCGCATTTCATAGCGTGCACGTTCTCCTTGCTTGTAGCCACCGTAGAAATCATTTGTTAAATTCAGTAGCTGGTCTTCATTAAACTTAAGAGCCATTAGTTAGCCTCCATATAATTAACGATCCACTCAACAACTGAACGTTGGCCGGACCTATACATAATCTTTTCCATTGAATCTTCTGGGTTAGGGTTAGTCGGTGGGAATGTTTCGTCTAGTTGTTGAAGCATTGCGTTAGCTTGCATTCCTTTTACTTCTAAAAGGTCAAGCGTAAGAGGGGAGGTTGACATTACTGTGTTCAAAGAAGGCAGGCATTCGTGCAGCACGTGTGTCAGAAAGTTGTGGAGCCTTTCCTTCATACATAAGCCGATCACTAGAATCCAGCCAGAATTTTTTGTCTAAATATTTAGAGGTAGTATTTATACCTAAGGGTGCCATGACCCAATTAATTGTTGCCTTCCTCAACTTATCAAGAGAAGGAGAGGCACTGAGGCCCAGCTCGCTGCATACAATACTATTAGCGGCCACGTGGATTTGTTCATCTCTACTTATATCTGCTGATACTGTTCGCATTCCAGGGTCACCATTAAACCGAAAGAAAGGCAAAAGAACGAAGAAAATTGCACGCTCGGCAACCATCGCTTTGAGGATTGTGTGATCCGGATGCGCAGTCCACGCATCTCTAAGCTTAATTGCTTCCTTTTCGGCTTTGCTATCCACTCCGTAAGCATTGGCGATGTAACCAAGTGCCAGGTCGTGGTTCTCTTCATCCTTGACATTGGAAATGAGCAGCTCCCGTGCCATCTCTGGTACGTCATTAGCGAGGGAATCCTTGATAAAATCACCTACAGGTAGCTCCATATGTCGTAGTGCTAAGGCTCTGTAAATAGCCTCTTCTGATCCTTCTCTTACTTGACCAGCTTCTGTTTGAACTGGTGTCCATTTTCTTTTACGTTGTTGTAGCTTTAAATAAGGGTTCATTCCTGACAGTCACATGTAATTGGTTCTAGTTCTGAGTTTTCAAATAGTTTTAGCAAGTAATCATCTACCTCTGCTTCATCTAGTGCTGCATAAGCATCTGATTTATCTTGAACATCTCCCATCACTTGAAGGGAGTAGTAAAGGGAGGTCTGCGGAGATAGCAGCCACTCTTCAATGAAAATATCATCATAGGTTACCAAGTCACTCCAAGAATTGAAGCTATAACCGTGAAGAAGTCCCGTACGTTGATACATGGTCATCAGACCATCAGCAACTCTCTTATAGTTTTCCCAGCCTACTTCTGACGCAATCTCTACGTCGCCATAGTTATAAGTTTGTACTCCGAAAGTACCTGAGTCGCGATCGACTGTCTGCGAGATAGGTGGAGCGATTTCTGGTGTTGCAGTATAACCATCCACATCGATGCTTCGATAACTGCAACTGGCAGTTGGTGCAATAGCAAAGGCCCGAACCATATTATGGTACCTAGCAACTTCGGCTGCTTGATTAATTCCTGAAGCAAATTGTGAGACAAGTTCATAAGCTGCGGAGCGGATAGGTTGATTGTTGTTGTACTGAGTTAGTGCTCTACCAAATTGTTCATATGTCACTCCATACCGCCTTAGGAGGTTGGCAAGTCCAAGCACTCCCAATCCGACTTGTCTATCCACTGCGGGTGACAAGTACTCACCAGACTCTCCAACACCTGTTTGGCTATGGAGTGTGCACAGTTCGGACATACCCTCAACAAAAGCTCTTGGGATGTCGTCGAACTCACAGGCACCGAGATTGACGTGCTGCAACAAGCAAGTTCCTCGTGATGGCAGGTAAACCTCAAGACAGACGTTTCCATAAATACGTTCTCCTTTATCGTTGTGTCTTACTTTGTTGAGCCAGATGTCGCCGCTTTGGATTCCTCGTAGGAGATCACCCTTAAACGTACAATTCTCCCACCACTCTTTGGTGATGTTGATGCATCGTTTGACCCAGGGGAGTTCGGATCTAGGAGTATCAATAAAGTCCCTAGCATCAGCATGACATAGGTCCAGATGAAGTACGATTGCACCGTTTTTGTAAATCCCTCCTCTTCGTAGAATCTCATTTAATGTTGAATAGATTTTGCCAAAGCTGACAGGGCCTGAAGCAACTACACCAGACTCTCTGACATAACCCTTAGGGTCAAGATTAGATAGGTGAATAGCACAGCCAGCACCAAACCTAAGAGCATGTGAAGCAAACTTCCAACTAGCTTCAAGACCATTAGGACCTTCCATTTCATCGTCAACTACAAATACCGTGCAGCTAACAGGTAAGCGACCTGTTGGGTCATCAATCCAGGATTGAACCCGTCCTGTACGGGAGATATAGTTATTAGTCATTAAAGTAAATCAGATAGTGTTGGTGGTTTGTAATTAGGTCCCTTCAGAACCTTCCCATCGGGTCTGTAGATAGGCTTACCGTCTTCTCCTAGCTTGGACATGTTTGACCTATGTACACGTCTCATAGCCTCGTCTAGGTCCCAC